ACAACTTCCCATGAAAGAGTAAGAATATCCCATTCAGGAAATGTAGGTATTCATAAAAACGACCCCACCAGTCTTTTACATATTTATTCAACCTTGAACCTTAACGCCGACTCTAATTTTTCTAATAATATAGGAGTTGTCCGCATAGAGGACGCAGCCAATAGTATGTTAATAGATTCAAACCAAATTGAAAGATCTGGCAATGGAACATTGTATGTTCAGTATAATTCTGGTGGCAACTTCGATGCAGTAGTGGGCGGCGGCTCCGCTAGAAAACCATCCGGAGGATCTTGGACTGCGACTTCTGATAGAAGAGTCAAAAAAGATATTATAGAGTTTGTCGATGGTCTAGATGTTTTGGCACAATTAAATCCAATAAAATATAAATATAATGGAAAAGGCGGCCTGAGAGATAATGGAAAAGAATATATAGGTATGATCGCTCAGGATGTCGAAGCGCATGCTCCTTACATGGTCTGGCAGGAAAAAGAATTAATGAACCCGGACGACACGGAAGAAACTGATATTTATCAGTTTGATCCCTCTGCTTTGGTTTATATTTGCTTGAACGCCATAAAAGAGTTGAAACAAAGAATAGAAGAATTGGAAGGATCTTCTTAGAATTGGCTTCAACAAAACTATTTAATGAGAGGATATTATGATTAATGAGCTTTGCCCCGAGTCCAGGAAAAACTAACGACGCCGTAAGATTCGGTACCCGAGCCTCAAATGCGCACAGGATGACAGGTTCTCTTGCTCTTCATGGCCCGCTTTCTTGTTCTTATGGAGCAACGCTGGTCGGAGGGGTAATTACCGATACTCTTAATGTATCTGGCGCGATTGATTTAGACGGCGTTTCATCTGGTACAGTAGCTGGCCCCGGTAGTTTTTTGGGCGTCACTGCACAAGGCGGCGTTGTTTTGGGACTTCCTGATGCTGGTGCCGCATCATCCTTTAGTGGTTCAAAAGTAAATATTCTTTCAACAGCAATATTTTCTAATGCACAATCGCTGGTGCTCAGTGGAACGATTTCATCCTCAGGTGGTGGAACATTCACAGGAGACCTTTTTGCAAATGACTTAAATGTAAGTGGAACCCTGACCGCTGCAAGCTTTAGCCCGTCGACCGTTTCTGGAAATGTAAAGGTCAATGTTTTTAACCCCATCATCTCATCGAACTCAACCACTTCCTTGAAGGCCTCTGGTTCAATCGTTACCGCTGGCTTGATTAGCGGCTCCGCAGGGGCGACGGTCGCCGGCACAGTTATTTTGTCGAAAGGCACACAATCTTTGATAACATCCGGCTCCCTGTCTTCCTCAAAGGGTATCAGCGTGCTGGGAACAATCATCACCAATACACTACAAGCCTCCAGTAGTATCATGTCAGCAGGCGCCTTAACAGTGACGGGTACGATTTCTAGTTCCGCAGCATTACAAGGCCACTCTTTGGCAATACAAAGCGGCGCCACCATTACAGGCTCGACAGTAATCCATGGCGCCATTACGGCAGCATCAATAGCATCGGGAACCTCAGCGGGCCCTGGAAGCTTTGTTAGCGTTAACACTGACGGTCTTTTGGTTCTTGATGCCCCCGCGGGCTCAGATTCAACATCGTTTAGTGGTTCTAAACTGACAATGACTGGCCCGGCAATATTTACTAATGCGACATCAATAAAAGCTTCGGGTTCTATATCAGGATCAAAAGGCATCACTGTTCTTGGAACAGTTATTACAAATACATTACAGGCCTCCAGCAGTATTATGACAGCAGGAGCCTTAACTGTCACAGGCACGATTTCTAGTTCTAATACAATTTCTGGCCATGCTTTGCAAGTACAGGCTGGCTCAACACTCACTGGCTCCTTAATCAACCATGGTGACGTCACAATTCAGGGCGCCCTATCCTCATCCGCCGGAGCCGTTTTCCTTGGCACAGTTATTACTAATACTTTGCAGGCTTCCAGTAGTATTATGTCAGCAGGCAAACTAACAGTAACCGGTACCATTTCTAGCTCTGCCGAAGGCGGCTTCCATACTTTGAAGTCTCAGGCAGGAGCAACTCTGACTGGCTCTTTGATAAACCACGGTGCAGTTACAATCACGAATGGCACGTTGTCTTCATCAGGTCCAGTAGTAATTGGAGATACGGTCACCTTAACAAACGCCGCGGCACTTACATTATCTGGAACAATCTCATCCTCTGGTGGTGCGACATTCTTAGGAAAGGTCATTGCCGAAGATGTAAACGTTAGCGGTACACTAACAACAGCTGGCGCGTTTTCACCATCTTCAATATCTGGTAATGTCAAAATAAATGTTAATAACCAAATGTTTTGTAATGGCCTCAATGTTTCTGGTACATCGGTTTATGCAGATGACTTGAGTAGTTCCGCAGGCGCAACGTTCCTTGGCACAGTTATTGCCAACACTGTTCAAGTGTCAAGTAGCATTATGGCCGCCGGCGCACTAACAGTTACCGGCACGATTTCTGGTTCTGCAGAAGGCGGGTTCCACACTTTGAAGTCTCAGGCGGGAACAACGCTTACAGGCTCCTTGGTTAACCATGGTTCGGTCACAATCGTAAATGGTACGTTGTCTTCATCGTCACCGATGGTAATAGGGGATACTGTTACCTTCACAAAAGCAGCTTCGATTGTGACGTCTGGATCAGTCGCCCTGGCCGGCACTTTATCTTCCTCTGCTGCATCAGTAATTGGAGGCACGGTTACCTTAACAAACGAATCCGGGCTATCCGCATCAGGCTCTGCTGCTTTTGGTGGAGCAGCAATAGATACAGATTTCGGTATAGTTTTGCCGAACAACGCCACAACCGGTAGGCTCAAGGCAAACAGTGTTGTAACTTACTCTTCTCGACAGCTTAAAACAAATATCGAGGACATCAAAGATCCTATAAATAAAATTATGAGTCTCAGAGGTGTAAGTTATAATTGGAAAGATTCTGGCCAGCCAGATATTGGCCTCGTTGCCGAAGAAGTTAAGAACATAATACCAGAAGTTGTACACGACTCAAAAGACTACATGGCACTCGATTATTCTAGGCTAACTTCGATTTTAATTGAAGCAGTAAAAGCACAACAAAGCCAGATACTTGCCCTTACCAAAGAAATCGACGGACTCAAAAACAAAAAATAATGCACCACTGCGCCCCCTTAAAGGGTTTGGCAAGACTATTTACTGATGACGGATACGAATGTTCGTTACAAAATATAACGCTATACCCAAACAATAAAGGAGGGTTTTTATTATGGGTTTTGGAGATGCAATTACTCTAACAACTTATCGCGATTATATCGCTTTACAACATCAATCCGGTAACCTTAACGAGTTACCAAGTGCGCAGGTTGGTACCATCTATTTGACTGGTAGTAATGCTGCAAATCAACAACAATCACACGTAGCTTTTACTACACACCTCAGTTCTTCTGGGGACGTTTCTGCTAGTGTATTTCACGGTGATGGTTCTAAACTGTCAAACATCTCGCTTAGCGAGTTTAGTGGTTCTAAGCTAATGCAGACTGGTAAAGCTATTTTTACAAATGCTGCTTCAATAGTGACATCGGGTTCTATATCTGGCTCGACTGGCGCCTCGTTCCTCGGAACGGTTATCGCCAACACATTTGAAGCGTCAAGCAGTGTTTTGGTTGCTGGTGCCTTGACTGTTACTGGCACAGTTTCTAGTTCTAATACTGTTTCTGGCCATGCTTTGGAAGTACAAGCAGGGTCGACCCTGACTGGTACACTACACAATCACGGCGCCGTTACAATCGTAAACGGTACTCTGTCTTCATCGTCCCCGGCAGTGTTCGGTGGCGCTTTGACTGCCACTGACGCCTTAAACATCAGTGGTACAACCACAACTGCTGGAAACGTTTCCGGCTCAGGCGCTGCTATCTTTGGCGGCAACGTCATTATTTCGAAGGCTCAAGTTTCTTTGAAAACTTCTGGTTCTATTAAATATGAAGGTGTTTTGTCTGGTACCGCTGCGTCGGTCCAGGCTGGTACTGCTACCTTTACAAATGCTGCTTCAATAGTTGCATCAGGTTCTATTTCTGGTTCAACTGGTGCGTCGTTCCTCGGAACGGTTATCACCAACACGCTTGAAGCGTCAAGCAGTGTTTTGGTTGCTGGTGCCTTGACTGTTACTGGCACAGTTTCTAGTTCTAATACTGTCTCTGGTCACGCTTTGGCCGTACAAGCAGGGGCAACCCTTACAGGTTCTTTAGTAAACCATGGGGCAGTCACTATCACAAATGGTACTTTGTCTTCGTCTTCCCCGGCAGTGTTCGGAGGCGCGCTGGTGCTTTCTAACGCATTAAGTGTCAGTGGTACAACCACTGCTGCTGGTCGTATCGTTGTCGACGACGCCACAGAGGCAACTTCTACAACTGACGGTTCACTTCAAACCGATGGTGGTTTATCTGTAGCAAAGTCCGCTGTTGTAGGTGACGATCTTGACCTCTTGTCCGACGCCGCAATTCTTAATTTCGGTGCAGACAAAGATGTTAACCTTACTCATGTTGCAGACTCAGGTCTTTTGCTAAACGACGCCATGTATGTGTCCTTCCGCGACTCCGCATTGAAGATTAACTCTTCAGCAGATGGTCAACTTGATATCGATGCCGACACTGAGCTTGAAATCACTGCTCCGACAGTGGATATTGATGCTTCTACGGCTGTTACTATTACTTCGCCAAGCGTTGTAATTGATAGCTCCACAAGCGACAAGCCAGTTCTTGAAATCAAGAACACCAATGCTGATGCAAACCCAGCAACCATTCTTTTCAACCACGACAGCGCTTCACCTGCTGACGATGATGAGCTTGGTGAGATTGTATTCAATGGTGATGACAATCTCGGCAACTCTGAATTCTTCGCTAAAATTGTTGGTGTATCTTCTGACGTAACTAATGCTACTGAAGATGGTGCGCTTCAACTTAAGTTTAAAGGAGCCGGAGCGGTTAAAGAGATCGTTATCGGCAACGGCGCAGGCATGGTTCTTGAGAATGACAGCACCTATGGCACTGTTAAGGCTCACTCTTTCGTTACTTATTCTGATGAAAGCCTGAAGACCGACTTCAAGGCTCTTGACAACCCACTGGGAATGGTCAAGAAACTCAATGGTATCAACTACACTTGGAAGTCTGATGGCTCCAAGGATATTGGTTTCATTGCACAGGAAGTCGAGAAGATTGTCCCTGAGGTTGTTTACAGCCAAAAGGGCGCACCTGGTAGTTATGGCTTGGATTATTCCAGTCTGACTGCTCTTCTTGCTGAAGCTATCAAACAACAGGACAAAGAGGTTAGTTCTCTTAAGGCTACACTTGCGAAAGTGCTTGCCAAACTTGACAAATAAAGTTGTTTAAAATAGTCGTTTAGGTTCGACTAACCGACAAAGGATGCCCCGTCTAGGTTTTTACTTGGACGGGGCATCTTGCTTTAAAAATAAAATAAGTGTGATATAATTACATTTATGAAAAAAGATCAAAACTATGTCGTAAAGGTTGAGCAAGCCATATCAAAAAAATATGGTGCTGAAACAATCCAGAATCCCAAAGGGAACTGGGACCAGCAAAAAGAAGAAGAATATCTTGATCAACTTAAGAGATTGGTAAAGCAGAGAAGCAAGAAAAAGGCTAAGTCTGCAAAGGTTGAACAAGATGGCGTCTTAATAGACAAGAAACTACTTAATAAACGAGAGGATAGGGTGTGTCCCGTGTGCAAAATCTATTCTTTTGAAATCAAAGATGATCTTTATATGAACAGATATCATTGTTGTTATGAGTGTTATATAGAATTTGCACAATCCGAATTACTTAGATGGAAAAAAGGGTGGAGGCCAAACCAAAATGAAATTAAAGAAAGAAGACTTAAAAAGAATAATTAGAGAAGAAGTTGATTCACATTTAAACGAGCGCGACTTTGGCGAGGGCGAGCCCCCAGAGGGCGAAATATATAAAAAGAGAGTGGTTGCGATGGAAGAAGACGGCCCCTCCCCAGGCACACCCGCGGCAAGTGTTGGTCTTGGAAACCTATGGCGAGATCTAAACATTCTTTTGGAGCGCTGGCCCGATAAAGAACACCCATATTATCTAGATCTGTATCGTTTGCTGGAGGACTATTCAACATCTCCCGACCGTCCAACTCGACTACCAAAGCAGTCCGATATCGAAGAAGGCAAGAAAAAGGGTATGTTCGGCCAACCAGACTTTAAATCAAAGGTTGCTTGGGTCAAAAGAAATAAACCAGAGGTTGATGATCCGGATGCTTATGTAGCCGGCGCATTGAGGAAGGCAGGCGAACTTAAAGAAGATAAAAAACATTCAGTTGAATAGCAAAATAAGAAACTACTTATTAATTGATACTTTTAGGAGAAAATAAATGGCAACAGTAATGGATATTATTCAGGGCATCTCACAGGCGGCAGCAAACGCCTATGATGGCTCTCACGATGATAGAGTCGCACACGATGGTGAAGGCCGAAAGGTTGGACTCAAAAGAGAGGAAGGCGATTTAAACCTTGAGGCAAGAGTCATGGATGGGTTCAAAGTTAAATTTTATGGGGACAAAATTTGTGTCTTATACCATAGTGAAATGAGCCTCAAAGAAATTCATGATAAGAATCGTTTTGAAAGCGATATAGAACAAATGCTCGCAGACATTGTATCTTATCTTAAAAAGGAATATAAGAAAATTACGGGAGACACTTTAACTCTCACGAAAGACGGTGAGATAGATATTTTTGTTTCATATATGAACAACATTAGATCCTGGGTTCAAGCAAAACAATTTTATAAGATCGGTGGATTAAAAGATGTCGTTGATTCTAGAGAGCCTGAGTCTGAAGATCGCCTCGATCAAGCTATTAAAAACTGGCTTGAGCTTGGAAAGAAGTCTCCAAAACCTAAAAATGTAACCGTAAAGCAGGGCTAATAAAAAATTGAATGTCTTATCAGTTGACAAAAAAAGAGATAACGAAAGAGATCTTAAAGTGCGGTAAAGACCCTGTTTATTTTATAAATAACTATGCAAAAATTTCACACCCTCTTCGCGGGCTGATACCTTTTAAGCTTTATGGTTATCAAGAAGAATTAATAAGAGATTACAACGACTACCGCTTTAATGTAATCTTGAAAGCTCGACAGCTTGGTATTTCCACTGTCTCAGCAGCGTACATTGCGTGGATGATGATGTTTCACAGAGATAAAAACATCCTTGTTATGGCAACAAAATACAATACGGCTGCAAACTTAGTAAAAAAAGTAAAGTCGATTGTTAAGAATCTACCAGAGTGGGTTCGGATTACAGAGGTCTCAATTGACAATAGAAATAGTTTTGAACTCTCCAATGGATCCCAGATTAAGGCGTCGACAACATCTTCCGACGCAGGCCGTTCAGAAGCCCTGTCGCTCCTTGTAATTGACGAGGCCGCCCACGTAGAAGGATTGGACGAACTCTGGACAGGCTTGTATCCCACGCTGTCGACAGGTGGTCGCTGCATCGCGCTTTCTACGCCCAATGGTGTGGGAAACTGGTTTCATAAAATATATGCAGAGGCGGACCAACAAAAGAATGATTTTTATCCAACAAAGTTAATGTGGGACGCACACCCGGACAGAGACGATGAGTGGTTTGAGAAAGAAACTAGAAATATGTCCCGCCGCCAAATCGCACAGGAGCTTGAGTGTAACTTCAATACATCTGGCGAAACAGTTATTCATCCGGACGATATAAATCGTTTGAACTCCCATGTGATGGATCCAAAACACAGAACGGGCTTTGATAGAAATTTTTGGATTTGGGAGAACTATATTCCAGAATGTACATACCTTTTGTCCGCGGACGTTGCCCGTGGTGACGGAAAAGATTATTCGGTGTTTCATATTTTTAAATTAGACACAATGGAAGTGGTCGGGGAATACCAAGGAAAGGTTACACCCGATGTATTCTCCAACATCGTTGAAGACGCAGGAAGAGAATATGGTAATTGTATGGTGGTGGTCGAGAACAACACTGTAGGTTTCTCGGTTTTAGAAAAATTAAAAGAATCTGAATATCCAAATGTTTATCATTCAATCAAGTCCTCTCACGAATATATCGATCAAGTACAAGCAGAGCACAAAAACTCCGCGGTTCCAGGGTTTACAACCTCCATGAAGACACGTCCGATGATAATAGCTAAAATGGAAGAGTTTGTTAGAAATGACATGGTAAGATCATATTCGTCCAGAATTATTAACGAGCTTAAAACTTTTGTTTGGGTTGGGGGCCGCCCGCAAGCAATGCGCGGCTATAACGATGATTTAATCATGGCTTTTGCAATAGGGTGCTGGGTAAGAGATACAGTATTTTTAGAAAACGAAAAAGCTTTAAATTATCAAAAAGCTATGTTAAACTCTATGTTTAAGTCTAATACCAAACTAAATACTGCTATACCAGGAATGCAAGGATATCAAAAAGATTCCCAAAGTCTCCAAAAGGCAAAGAAAGAAGCAGAAAAAATGAAAGAATTTTTGTGGGTATTGAAAGGTTAAATAAATGGCAAATAGAATAAAGAAAAATCCTAGAAATCAAGAGTCATCTCTTTATAAGAGTTTGACACGTTTACTATCCGGCCCTGTTGTGAACTACCGCCGGCAAACTCCTCGCCGAGAGCGAAGGCGCAACCTGGATAAATATAAGTTTAAGTCCGCAACGGGTCAACAATTTAAAAAATCCTCTTATGACCCGTTTGAGAATTTAACCTCCAACATTCTTGCTAATCAAAATCGAGTTGAGAGATACGCAGATTTCGAGCAGATGGAATATGAGCCAATCATCGCATCAGCAATAGACATCTATGCTGACGAGATGTCAACTTCGTCTGAGATTAACCCTCTTTTGCACATTAAGTGCCCTAATGAAGAAATAAAATCAATATTGCATCATCTTTATTACAAGATTATGAATCTGGAATTTAATCTTTTTGGCTGGTGCCGATCAATGTGCAAGTTTGGAGATTATTTTCTTTATCTGGATATAGATGAAAACACAGGCATCCAGAATGTTATGGGCCTCCCGGGCTCCGAAATTGAAAGAATAGAGGGGGAAGACAAGTCAAACCCAAACTATGTTCAATATCAGTGGAATTCCGGAGGTATAACTTTTGAAAACTGGCAAGTGGCACACTTCAGAATTCTTGGGAATGATAAGTGGGCGCCATATGGCACTAGCATTTTGGAACCAGCAAGAAGAATCTGGAGACAGCTTATTCTCTTAGAGGACGCTGTTATGGCTTATCGCATTGTACGATCTCCAGATCGCCGAGTCTTTTATATTGACGTTGGCTCGATCAACCCGGACGATGTTGAACAATATATGCAAAAGGTTATGACCCAGATGAAGAGGAATCAGGTTGTAGACTCTACCACTGGCCGTGTAGACCTGAGGTACAATCCTTTAAGTATTGAGGAAGACTACTTTATTCCAGTCCGCGGCGGCACGAACTCTAGAATAGAAAACTTGGCTGGTGGCTCATACACCGGCGATATTGATGATATTAAGTATTTGAAGGATAAGCTGTTTGCAGCCTTAAAGGTTCCTCAAGCTTATCTGTTTAGAGGTGAGGGCGCCGAAGAAGATAAGGCCACCCTTGCTCAAAAAGACATAAGATTCGCGAGAACAGTTCAAAGATTACAACGATCTGTAACAGCGGAGCTTGAAAAGATTGGAATAGTGCATCTTTATACATTAGGATACAGACAAGAAGATTTGATCTCCTTTAAGTTATCTCTTAACAACCCCTCAAAGATTGCAGAGTTGCAAGAACTTGAGCAATGGAAAGCACGCTTCGACGCCGCGCAATCAGCAACTGAAGGATTCTTTTCAAAAAGATGGGTGGCAGAACACTTACTTGGAATGTCTCACGACGAGTTTGTTAGAAACCAAAGAGAAATGTTCTATGATCGCAAATTTGATGCGATGCTTACAGCAGAAGCTGAGGCCGCCACTGAGGCTGTTGCAGGCCTCGAAGCCGGCGCAGGAGATCTCGGCGGCGACGAGCTTGGCGGTGAAGAGCTAGATCTTGGTGGAGAAGAACTCGGGGGAGAGGAGCCCTTAGGCGGCGATGAGCCCGCTGCAGAACCACCCGCCGAGGAAGAAGGCCCACTTCTAGCGACACCAGCGAAGCGAGATGATGAAATTTGGTATAAAATGAAAAGGAAAAACCAAGCTGGCAAAACGCAGACAACAACTTCAAAGTCTAATGGAAAGTGGTATACCCCTGCAGCCTCCCGTGGAGGCGATAAGAGAAAAAACTCAGGCCCAAGGACGAAAAATTATGCAAGAAAGGGTTCTCCTGAGATAAGTAAGAGAACGACTCTCCCTGGCATGGATACCTTCACCACATTGGCCAGCGGACTTTATGAATCAAAAGATACTACTTATAATGAAGAAGAGCGCAAAATATTTGAAGTGAACCACGAGGTTAAGAAGCTTATTAACGCGTTGGAGAAAAAGGAGAAAAAAGTTGAAACTGAAGCACAACAAAAAGCGTAATACAGCAATTTTATATGAAACGTTAATTCGTGAATTGACAAAAGCTGTTGTTAACAAAAAAGAGGATGTAAAGCAAACGATTGTTTCGATGCTCAAAGAACATTTTTCTTCAACCAAGGTTATGGCCAAGGAGCTTAAATTATACAACGCACTTTGTGAAACCTATAGTCTAAGTCCTCAGACCGCTGAAAAGCTTGTTGTTGAGATAAGGAAGGCACACCAGGCCCTAGACAAGAAACAACTTTTTAACGAGCAAAGCGCCCTTCTCAAAAAGATAAATTCAAAATTAGGCAAAACCGCGTTTTCTAGTTTTCTTCCAAGCTACAAAAGTCTAGCCTCGATCTATCAGATCTTTAATGAAGATACACCTACAAAAGAAAGAGTAATCTTGGAAGAAGGCATTATAAGCAATTTAACATCGGAACAACCCAAAGAAGAAGAAATGAAGCCTGTTGATTCCATAACATTTAAAACCTTTAGTGAAAGATTCAATGTAGAATATCAAAGGCAGCTTTTTGAGGAACAAAAACATTTGCTTGGAAAATATGTTTCTTCGTTTGTTGATAACGGCATAGAACTTAAAATATACCTCAATGAAGAAATCTCAAGATTAAAAGAGATCGTATCTAAATCTTTGAATATGGAAGAGATAAAGAACGATGCTGACATGGTGACAAAGACAAAAAAGGTCTTGGAGACTTTATCAAGTTTTCGCAATCAAAAAATTGAAAAAAAGATGGTTGAAAAGGTTTTACAAATTCAACAATTAGCTAGAGAGATTATT